AGGACGCCGATCACATCGCGTTTATCCGCGGGCGTATCGGTTTCGATCTGCCGACGTGGTTTGTACCGAAGGATGAAAAGCAGGTGCCGTCCGGTGCGTTCTTTGCCGGTGCTGTGGCTGTTTTTGATAAGAACTGGCGCGGCCCGTCGATGAGTTATGTCAGCCGCAAGGATCTGGAAGCTCGCGGCGATGCATTCCTGTCGCAGATCCGCCGTGAAGCTGAGCGGCTCGCCAGGCTGTTAGCACCACAAAAAGAACCGCAAATTATTCCTGAAATTATTCCGGAAGCTGTCGGGCCTGTCGAAGATAACCCGCCATCTTCAGCTGAACCGGAAATCCCACTGACCAAAAAAGACATTATTGAGAAAAGCGGATTTAACTTCTGGGCGTGTGCATGTGCCGCGTTCGGCGACAAAAAAGAATACACCTTCTCAGAATCCCGCTTCGCCCATACCTGGGCAGCTGATTCTGTAGCAAAACCTGTATTTATCGTCGTTCCGACGGAAACAATCGGCAAAGCAATGGCTCTGATTAAAGAGAATGCCGATCAGCAGCAGGTTATCGCCTGGCTGGATCAGCAGAGCTTTGAACATGACGGCATCCGTAATGACATGCAGGAACGGCTGTTGATACTGGCATCAGAGGTTATTGCCGAATATGGACTAACGGTTGCGGATGTCACGGAGACCCTGGAATCCATTCCCAGCCATCACTGGCACAATATTCGCTCCCTGCGGATTCGCTTCCGGATACTGATGGAAGCGCGAAAAGCGGAGACATCAGCATGCTGAAACTGACAGTGCGGCAACAGGAAGTTTTAGATCTGATTATCGATTACATCGCCGATCACGGGTTCCCGCCAACCATTTATGAGCTGGCTGGCCTGATGGGCTGCCGTTCGCCGAATGCGGCTAACGATCACCTTCGTGCGCTCCAGCGTAAGGGGGCCATCACCATCCATCCGGGCGTCTCCCGGGGCATCACGATCACTGGACAGAGCGTGGAGGATGAGGCAGTCGCCCTGATCCGCGCGCTCCTTAATGACGATGACCAGGCGCGAGAGAACGCGATCGCCTTTCTCGAAATGCGTGGGGTCGAACTATGAAACTGACCTTGCCATTCCCTCCGAGCGTGAACACCTACTGGCGATCCCCAAACAGCGGCCCGTTGAAAGGCCGCACGCTCATCAGCGCTAAGGGCAGGGCATTCCAGAGCGAAGCCAGCGCGGCGATTGTCGAGCAGCTGCGCCGCCTGCCTAAGCCGTCCACCGCGCCAGCAGTGGTCGAAATAGTTCTTTTCCCTCCGGATCAGCGCCGCCGTGATCTGGATAACTACAACAAAGCGCTGTTTGACGCGCTGACGCATGCGGGCGTCTGGGAGGACGACAGTCAGGTTAAAAAAATGCTGGTGGAGTGGGGACCAGTGGTACCGAAGGGCAAGGTAGAGATAACCATCACGCCATTCATTCAGGGGATGGATATATGTCCAGCTGTGGGTTGAAAGAAGAGCGATATGGCAGTAATGTCAAAAAGTGCAAGCGAAGCGGGCGTGCAGGCCCCTCGCAATACAATCAGTGGAGAAAGCTATGAGTCAATTACTTGTGATTGACGGCGTTTCCGTACGCCGTGATCTTGATGGTCGTTACTGCCTGAATGATTTACACCGCGCTGCCGGTGGTGAGAAGCGCCATCAGCCATCAAACTGGGCCTCACTTACCCAGACCCAGGAACTAATCGCTGAAATTTCGAGCGCTCCTGATATTACAGGAGCGGCCCCGCTGGTTACCATTGCTGGCGGTAATAACCAGGGGACGTATGTTTGCAAGGAGTTGGTTTACTCCTATGCAATGTGGATCAGCGCTGCCTTCAACCTGAAAGTGATCCGCACGTTCGACTCCCTTCAGCAGGCTGGTATCGCAACACTCAAAGCCGACCAGGTGCAGGCAGGGGTGATCCTGCTTGAATCTGCCTCCCGCATGTTGAACCTCTCCAATTCTTCAAAACTGGGCGCATACCAGAAGCTTTTTCAGGTCGCTGGGCTGCCTGATCTTATGCCTCAATACACGATTGACGCACCAGCTGGCGCACCAGACGGCTCAAGCCGTCCCACGCAATCTCTGAGTGCTCTGTTGAAAGCTAACGGCATTCGCATAACGGCTACGGTGGCATACCAGCAACTGGCTAAGCTGGGGATCGTTGAACAAAAAGAACGTCGCAGCCGGTCAGGCACTAATGGAATAAAGCGCTTCTGGTCGATGACTGCGAAGGGATGTATGTACGGGAAGAATATAACCAGCCCGGCGAATCCGCGAGAAACACAGCCGCATTTCTTTGAGTCGAAATTTCAGGAGCTGTTGCGCCTGCTCGAAACCGTGCATTGAGGTGTCTGTGAGAGCGTTACTAACCCCTGTGATCGTTAAAGAGTTTGGGTTGGTGGCTTTCCGCCCCGGACCCGAGCTTCTACCGCACTTCTATCGCGGGCGCATTTTGCTGGAAAACGAACCGGAGCGACTGGCCGATCTGCCGACAGGTGAAATACCAGCGGCGCTCCAGCCACTGGCTGAAGATCCGGTTATGGTGCCTATATTCGAACACCCCGAAGTAATACTGCGTGCTGGTGGACTGGCGAGCCTGGAAGCCTGGCTGCTGCGTGATGACGGATGCCAGTACCCCCACGCCACCTATCACCACCACGAACTGGTGACTATGCGGCATGATCCCGGCGCTCTGCGGCTGTGCTGGTCCTGCGACAACAAAGTGCGGGAGCATTTTACTGACGAACTGGCGGGCATTGCGCGGGCAAACCTGGTAGCCTGGGTATTGTCGGTGGTTCGGCGCGGGCTGGGGTTCGATGATTCCCACGCGGTGACCCTTCCGGAGCTGTGCTGGTGGCTGACGTTCAACAAGCTGGCGCATGTGATCCCGGAGTCAGTCGCTCGCCAGGCGATGTGCATGCCTCCGCAGGTTATCCAGTCGGTAACCCGTGAATCGGACATCATGCCGTCGGTACCGGCCACCAGCATGATGGAGGAAGCAGTAAAGCAGGTGCTGGCGCTGAAGGTTGACCCTGAGACGCCGGAGTCCTTCATGCTGCGACCGAAGCGCCGCCGCTGGCAGAACGAGAAATACACCCGCTGGGTGAAGTCGCAGCCGTGTGCATGCTGCGGCAAAACAGCAGACGATCCCCACCACCTGATCGGATACGGCCAGGGTGGGATGGGGACCAAAGCCCATGACCTATTCGTGTTGCCTTTGTGCAGAACGCACCACGATGAACTTCATGCGGATGTAGGCGCTTTTGAAGCCAAATACGGCACGCAGCCGGAGCTGCTGCTGAAAACATTAGACCGGGCGCTTGCCATTGGCGCGCTGGCATAGACGGAGTGGAGACCGCGATGAATCTGGACAGCGTAATAAAATTTTTCGCCCCGAAAGGGATGCATATCTCAGATAGCGTTCGCGCTACTGCGAGCGAACAGTTAACGGTAACGGATGTGATGGCCGCGCTGGGTATGACTCAGGCAGACGCTGGAATCGGGCTTGCCATGTATCTGGGAAAAGCGGGGATTAGCCCACAGGATAAAGATGCCGCGATAGCCTGGCTGACCGAATACGCCAAACTGCGTGCGCCAATGGCGGTGCGCAAAGCAGCCGGCAAAAAATTTCCGCTATGCATGCGGATCCTCGCCCGGTTCGCCTTTAACGATTACGCCTCATCAGCCGCAGACAGTTACGATTGCCCGAAATGCCACGGTAAAGGTTTGATCACTAAAACCAGCGTGATCACCAAGAGCCATTACACAATGCGCCTACCTCAATTCGCCAAAGATATAGGTCAGTCTCCTTCTGATTTTGAAGTCTTCCGCCAGGTAAAGGACGTGGACCATCAGCTGTGTGGCAAATGTGGCGGCACCGGAAAAATCAGCAAGCGCTGCCAGTGTGGCGGAACGGGTAAAACTCTGGACCGGAAGAAGTCAGAGCTTCAGGGTGTCCCTGTTTATAAAGAGTGCAAACGTTGCGAGGGCAGGGGCTACAGTAGGCCAAAATCCTCAGTAGCATACCGCGGTATTCTTGCTGAATTGAACAGCCTGCCTGACCGCACATGGCGCTATAGCTGGAAGCCATTCTATGAAAGCCTGGTAACGAAATGCTTTGAAGAAGAAAGCAACGCAGATGTGCAACTCAAAAAAGTTACACGTGCGCAAGATATGATAGAAATCTCATAATTTAGCGTCGCGTTACTTGCAAAGTTGCCGTTTTTGTGTAAATTTGACGTTAACGATGGGCATTGTATGTTCACCGTTAACTTCTTATACACGAGCGGAGTATAAACGGATCCATACATGCTCGAATTTATTAAAAATATTCCCCATAACATTTACGAACATTTCGCTGCAATGACCACGTTGGTTCTTGTTGCAACTCTCGTAAAAATTGTTATCCCCTTATTGTCAATTCTGGTTGACCGTTACTATGAGCGTAAGTCGATTAAACGACTCATGGAAAGACCAGGGATGACTGAAGAACGAGCTAAAGAGCTCGCAAGAGATATATGGAGGCCAAAAAAAAGACCCTCCATAATGCTCACGAAATTAAAGAGTGTGTTTTCAAAAAATAATAAATTTTCCAAATGAACCGAATAATTCACTTAATCGGCTCATGTCTAATACTAACGCCACAGCAGCGGGATGGCATCCGCATCAGGGCCCACTTCGGTGGGCCTTTTTTATTTCCCCTCATTCCTGAGAGGACTCACCACTAACGAGGGGGCGTAATGTCCGAACCTTTTTCCGGTACCGCAGCCGCCGGCAGTGCGCTGACTGGTGCCAGCATTTATGGACTACTCACCGGCACTGATTACGGCGTTGTGTTCGGCGCATTTGCCGGGGCCGTGTTCTACGTGGCCACCGCTGCCGACCTGACGATTTTCCGCCGTTCCGCGTATTTCGTTGTGTCGTATTTTGCTGGCGTGTATGGCTCCGGGCTGGTGGGTTCGTGGCTGGCGAGCATAACCGGCTATGCGGATAAGCCACTGGATGCTCTCGGCGCGGTAATGCTTTCTGCCGTAGCAATCAAGACGCTGACGTTTTTCAGTGAACAGGACCCGCTAAAGCTGCTGGCACGCTGGAGAGGGGGAACCAATGGTAATTAACGATCCGCTGGTGGTGACGAACGTGGTGGCCTGCGCCGCCATTGTTCTCCGCCTGATGATGTTCCGTAAGCCTGGCGGGCGCCATAACCCGTGGGCGTCATGGCTGGCCTACCTGATTATCGTGGCGTATGCATCGGTGCCGTTCCGGTACCTCTTCGATTCGTATCTGCATACCCACTGGGCAACCGTGACAATCAACCTGATTATCTGCGCCGCCGTGTTCAGGGCACGGGGTAATGTGGCGCGGCTCTTCCATGTACTGAGGCCGGAATGAACCAATCACAATTTGAGCAGGCGGCTGGTATAAGCGCCGGATTAGCTGCGCGCTGGTTTCCGCACATTGATGCTGCCATGAAAGAATTCGGTATCATTGCACCGAATGACCAGGCGATGTTTATCGCTCAGACCGGGCATGAATCCGTTGGCTTCACCCGGCTGGTGGAGAGCATGAATTACAGCGTGGCGGGTCTGGCGGATTTCGTCCGCGCCGGGCGGCTCACTCAGGACCAGGCAAACGCGCTGGGCCGCCGCTCGTATGAAAAGGTTTTACCGCTGGAGCGCCAGCGTGCCATCGCGAATCTTGTGTACAGCAAACGGCTGGGAAACAAAGCGCCGGGTGATGGCTGGAAATATCGCGGTCGCGGACTCATTCAAATTACCGGGATGGATAATTACCGGCGCTGCGGCGCGGCGCTGAAACTCGATCTGGTCACCAGCCCTGAGCTGCTGGAGCAGGACGTTAACGCGGCGCGTTCGGCGGCATGGTTCTTTGCCACCAGCGGATGCCTGATTTACTCCGGCGACCTGGCCCGCGTCACGCAGATTATTAATGGCGGGCAGAACGGCATTGAAGACCGCCGTCAGCGTTACAACCGTGCACGGGCGGCATTGTTATGATACAGGCGCTGCTGAAGAAGTACTGGTTTCCGCTGGTGGTGCTGGTGCTGATTTGCGTGCTGGCCTTTCTGGTCAACCGGTACCGGGATAACGCCATTGAGTACAAAAAGCAGCGCGACGAGAAAACGCATGCGCTCAGTCTGGCGAACGACACGATCACCGACATGCAGGTGCGCCAGCGTGACAACGCGGCACTCGACGCTAAATACACGAAGGAGCTGGCTGATGCGAATGCTGAAAATGATGCTCTGCGTAAGCGTCTCGATAATGGTGGCCGGGTGCGCGTTAAAGGAAAATGTCCCGCTCAGGACTACACCACCTCCACCGGCAGCGTGGGCGATGCAGGAACCGTCGAACTCGCTGACGTTGCTGGACGAAACGTTCTCAGTATCCGCGCCGGAATCATCCGCGATCAGAAAGCCCTGAAGTATTTGCAGGACTACATCAACACGCAGTGCTTGAATTAAAAAAGAGTTTACCGTGCTTTATCAGCGGGAATCCCGTGAGCTCACCGTTTCGGCAGGGAACGACGGCAGAACTATTTTTCGGCTCAGTAAGTCAGATGTGGCTTCTTTCAGTCGTTCCAGATCGGCCAGGTCTGATGAATTTTCCTCAGCTAATTTCTCAAAGGCATCGGTGATGTGTTCCCGAATGGCATCTTTTGTTTGCGAGTCAAGCTTAGCGAACAAAGCCGTGACAACAATTTTCAGGGCATCCAGCCGGGCAAGGGATTCTTTTTTGGATGCTTCCTGATCAGCAATCTTTTCGATTAAATCAGCGATTAAGTGTTTCATATAAAATGCCTTTCTGGTTCAGGGATCGTGAAATATATCTATATTGCACCAGCCTGCAAGAAATACTTTAAAGGAAGCACCCGGTCGGGTTATTTACGGTCAGCAGTGCAGTTTATGCAAAGGCTGGCTGGTGCCTCACAACATCAACGCAGCAAAAAATATAAAAAAAGCCTCCAACAGGAGGCGAAGGAGATAGTGCAAACACATCATCTTCTCAAAGAACAAGGGCAGCCACGGAGATGGCTTCCCGGTTCGGCAGGCATTATCAGTATGGCTCCTGTTGTAAACGTTGCAAGTCAGTAAGTTAAGTTGAGGAGTTATCCTGGCGGAACCTGCCACTTCGCGCTCTGAACCAGACAGACAGGTGTGGATCTGCCGGAACAAATTTAAATTTTTAGCCTAATCTTTACCATGTTTCGTTTGTACGGGGTGCGATCTGCCGGATTCATATATGCTGTGCGCCCGGGCATACAGGAAAAGCAACCATGGTGAATGCACTTTTTTTTATTGGAAAAAAACCAGTTGAACTGATTCAGATACCTGCCGGTACTGAATGGATGACATATATGCGTGAGAAGGGTAATGCACTGAAGCTTCCTGTCAGGGTTGCAATGTTTACGCTACCTAACGGGAGCGTGGTTGCGATCCATGTTGCGTCAGACAGATATGTTTCGTCCGCAGAGGCGCTTGCCGCCTATCTTAAACTGGTGGAGTACCAGTTATAGGTTTCACGGGAAACTGTTACCGCATGAGAGATTGACATCAGGGATTAAAAGAAAAAAACTCTGAGCAACATGAAATCCAGTCTGTTGCTTAGAGCATGCAAATGCATATTCGTTACGTTACTAATGTAAGCAAATTGCAAGGATTTGGCATGGGATTTTTCTCATACTCGAAGCGGTTAACGCCATAGAAAACCTGGTAATTTAGTGATATTCAACTGCCACCCCCGGCAGTTTTTTTATGCGCATCGCACGCGCACATCGAAGAAAGTCTTTCAGCTGTGAGCCTGGGCAAACCGTTAACTTTCGGCGGCTTTGCCGTGCGACAGGCTCACGTCTAAAAGGAAATAAAAATGTCCGAATGCTTAGATCTTCCCGTCAAGGGAGTATCACCCGCGCTATGGGGTGTAAAGGTTCACTGGAAATGGCCTGATGGAAGTTTCTGGGGCAACCGTCTTGAATTACAGTGTTTGTTCGCTGATGGCCGGATGGATAAAGAATTTATTCCATGGCCGTTTACTGGAAAGCTAATCGGCGGACTGAAGGCAGGCGAACGCTTGCAGGTACGATTGCGGCTGGTGGATAAAAACGGTAAATCCCGTAACTGGCGATCCAGCGACTGGCTTGATGGTGTTTCATCCACTGATGCCAGTGACTATCTCAACCGCATTGATGGCTTCTTTCGTAACGCATCAGATAACAGCGATGCGCAAAATTCCGAAACGGGCTGGCACCTGAATAAATCAGGAGAGGCGCATATTGCGGGTGAGCCTGATTCATTGCAGAAGAGCACTTACAACTTGAATGCTGGCGTCAAAACTGAAGCCAGCGAGCACCAGGAAGTCATGCAAGTGATCAATAAGCTGACCCGAGCGTTTGAAGCATTTAGCGTTCAGGTAGGAAAGAACTTCATCAAAGAGGCGTATATCCAGCCGGGAACAATCCATACCGCCAGTATCGGTGGCGGCATCACGACTGGCCATAATGACGACTTCAAAAGCCAGTCAGATGACCGCCTGATGAAAAATGCCGAAGATTTACCGGACTCAAAAGCTTTCACCTTAAAAGATAAAGCCTGTGTTTTTTCCGGGAGCGTAATCGCATCCAAAACATGCCTTAGCGATGACATGCGCCAAGCCGTTATTGATGCCGTGTGTAACAGTGAAGTGTTCCAGTCGTTGGTGGCTCAGTTAAATGCGCTGTCTGCTGAACGGGAATCAGATGCAGTCAGGCTTCAGCGGGGTATCGATCAGGCTCTGTCTGATACCATCCGCAACGCGCTGAAGCCGGGTGGATTGCTTTTCAATTGCGGACGCTGATTAGTTCGCCCTTAATCGTCCATGAAAGATATCTAGACGGCTAAATGAAGTGCCGCTCAAATGCAAATGAGAATATATCTCATCATGGCGGGTCCTCCCGGAGGGGGGCTTAACCACGAGGCGGCGGGCACGCGGAAAACGGCTGGTTTTTGAGATCTGTGGTCATCATCATCATGTGCGCAAGTCGCTGATTTTTCGCGGTGGCGATTTGCAAAGATGTCGAAACGGTTAAAAAGCGCTCACCATCATGGACCAGGAAATCGCTTCCCTGAAGCTCAACATCAACCAGCTCGCCGGGATCACGAATGTGCATCGTCAGACGGTAGCCGCCAGGCTTAAAAACGTCGAGCCAGCCCCTGGCAGTAACAGCAAGCTGAAACTTTTTCTGGTCACCGACATCCTGACGGAACTTATGGTGCCCACGGTTTCCGCCACTGTGGATGACATGCAACCCTCTGACAGGCTGGCTCACTGGAAAGCTGAGAACGAACGGATCAAGTTCGAGCAGGAAACGGGGCAGCTCATTCCGGCGGAGCAGGTCGCCCGGGAATTTGCTGTCATGTCAAAGGCCGTGGTGCAGGTTCTGGAAACGTTACCCGACATTCTGGAGCGTGACTGTGCCTTATCGCCCGCAGCTGTCGCCCGTGTGCAGAGCGTTATTGATGATCTACGCGACCAGATAGCCCAGAGGGTTCTGGACGCCGAACCGGAGGAGGACCAGCCTGAGGAGGACTGATGGCGAAGCGGGCATCCGCAAGGGGTATCCGCAGGGATATGCCTGGAATTCTTCGAGCCCCGCGACGCATGCTGGTGGCCGAGGCGGTCAGTAAATATATGCGTGTCCCTATGGGCGCAGGAAACTCGGTACCGTGGGACCCGAACCTTGCCCCCTATGTTATAGAGCCAATGAACTGCCTGGCGTCACGTGAATATGATGCCGTCGTGTTTGTTGGCCCTGCACGAACCGGGAAAACTATTGGCCTGATTGACGGGTGGGTGGTTTACAACGTGGTTTGTGACCCCTCCGATATGCTGATCATACAGATGACGGAGGAGAAGGCGCGCGAACACTCGAAAAAGCGTCTTGACCGTACCTTTCGCTGTAGTCCTGAGGTAAAGAGCCGGCTCAGTCCACGGCGTAACGATAATAACGTTCACGATCGCACGTTCCGGGCAGGTAACTACCTAAAGATCGGCTGGCCGTCAGTGAACATCATGTCCTCCTCGGATTACAAGTGCGTTGCGCTGACTGATTATGATCGTTTCCCCGAGGATATCGACGGGGAAGGTGATGCCTTTTCGCTTGCCTCAAAACGTACCACCACCTTTATGTCCTCGGGTATGACGCTTGTGGAAAGCTCTCCCGGGCGGGACATCATTGATACCAAATGGCGGCGCACGTCGCCCCATGAAGCGCCGCCAACT